TATGTTCTAGGTGGTTCTGGCGGTGCTACCTTCCCTGCGATCAATGTAACAGGTTTAGGTACAGTTTCCCAACTTCAAGCAACTACAGCAACAGTAGGTGCTGGTCTAACGGTTTCTGGAGCAACTGATCTAAACGGTGGTCTAGATGTTTCTGGTAGTGCAACTATTGATCAACTAAGAGTTTCTGGTGTTACAACTTCAACTGGTGGTTTTGTTGGTGCTTTAACTGGTAATTCTAGCACTGCTACAGCACTTCAAACTGCTCGTAACTTCCAAGTTACTGGTGATGCTGCTTCTGCTTCAGTATCGTTTGATGGAACTGCTAACGTTGGTCTTGCAGTAACACTAGCAACTGTTAACAGTAACGTTGGAACATTTGGTTCACAAACACAAATTCCTGTTGTTACTGTTAACGCTAAAGGTCTTGTTACTGCCGTATCAACTGCTTCAGTTGGTACTGCTTTAACGGTAACTGGCGATAGTGGTTCAGAAAATATCAATTTACTCTCAGAAGCTCTAACAATTTCTGGTGGTACAAACCTAACTTCTTCAGCTTCTTCAAATACTGTTACAATTAACCTTGATCCAAACATTTCATTAACAAGTGTTGTTGCTTCTGGTGTTGTAACTGCTACTGGTGGTTTCTCTGGAAATGTAACTGGTAATTTAACAGGTAACGTAACTGGAAACCTCAATTCAACTGGAGTTTCTACTGCTTCGTTCCTACAGGCAACTACAGTAAACGCTTCAGGCATCGTTACAGCATCTTCATTCAGTGGTTCTGGTTCAGGTCTATCCGCAGGAACAGTTCCAGTATCTGCTTTAGATATTGATGGTGCTACTGCAGCAACTGCCTTGACTTCCGATGACTTATTCATCATTGACGATGGTGCTGGTGGTACTAATAAGAAGTTAACAGCACAACAACTTTCTAACTATGTTCTAGGTGGTTCTGGCGGTGCTACCTTCCCTGCGATCAATGTAACAGGTTTAGGTACAGTTTCTCAATTACAAGTAACTACAGCAACCGTAGGTGCTGGTCTAACGGTTACTGGAGCAACTGATCTTAATGGTGGTTTAGACGTTTCTGGTGGCGAAACAGTTCTTTCTTCGGCAACAGTTTCAGATCTAACTTCAGGTCGTGTTGTTCTTGCTGGAACAAGTGGTGCTCTTGAAGATAGTGCTAACTTAACGTTTGGTGCTAATGGTCTAAGAGTAACTGGAACTGCAAATTATACAGGCATTGTAACTGCATCTTCGTTCTCTGGTCCTTTAACAGGTAATGTTACGGGTAACTTAACTGGTGAAGTTAATGCTTCTTCAATTAATGTTTCTGGACTTTCTACTTTTGTAGGAAATGCTGTATTCCAGGGTCATGCAAGTTTTGGAGATCAAGATGAAATTAGATTGGGTGCTTCTGACGATTTAAAAATTGTTCATACAGCATCTGGAGCTCCATTTGATCGCAATAGAATTATTTCTAATGTCACTTCATCTAGCATTATTGGACTTGCGGTTGAAACCGCAGGTGGAAGCATTGTTTTCAGTAAAAATGATGTAATCTTTGGTAGTGGTGAGAACCTTGCAAGATTTATTCCAGATGGTGCAGTAGAGCTTTATCACGATAGCTCCAAGAAGTTTGAAACCACAGGATACGGTGCAACCGTCTTTGGAACTTTACAGTCACAGCAAATAAATGTTTCTGGTGTTACAACTTCAACTGGTGGTTTCTCTGGAAACCTGACAGGTAATGTAACTGGAAACCTTAATTCAACTGGAGTTTCTACTGCTTCGTTCTTACAAGCAACTACAGTAAACGTATCTGCTGCTGCTACAATTCCAACTCTAAGTGGAACAACAGCAACCTTTACTAATATCACTGCTAACGGCGGATTTACTGGCAATATCAATACTTCTGGTATTGGTACTATTGCAACACTAAAGGCAACTACAGCAACAGTAGGTGCTGGTCTAACGGTTTCTGGAGCAACTGATCTAAACGGTGGTTTAGATGTTTCTGGTGGCGAAACAGTTCTTTCTTCCGCAACAGTTTCTGATTTAACTGCAGGTCGTGTTGTTCTTGCTGGAACAAGTGGTTCTCTTGAAGATAATTCAAACTTAACATTCAGTTCTGGTGCTGGATTACGTGTAACTGGTGGTGCTAATGTTTCTGCAGCATCTACATTTGGAGGAAACTTAAATGTTGGTGGTAACGTTGTTGTAACTGGTGACCTAACAGTTAACGGAACGACAACTCAAATCAATACAGTCACAATGACTGTTGAGGATACATTATTAGAACTTCAAGTAATTGATGGATCTGCTCCAGCATCAGACACCAACAAAGATGTTGGTATTGTAATGAATTACTTCACATCATCTGCTAAGAAAGCCGCATTCTACTGGGATGATTCGGTAAGCAGAATGGTTGCAGCAAGTGATGTAAGCGAAAGTAGTGGAGTTCTAACAGCATCTACGTTTGCTGGATTGGAAATTGGTTCATTGTTCCTAAATGATTGCGCTGGTGCTTCTCAAGTAATTTCTTGCAGTGGTACTACAAGATCTCTTGAGAACATTACAATCGATGGTGGATTGTTCTGATCCTAATTAAAATCAAATAAATAGGGGGAGTTAGAAACTCCCTTTTTTTATATCTATGAATGAACAAGAATTAAAAGTATTGGTCGGTGTTTATCAAAGAAGACTAACTGATGCATATGCACAAGCAATTGCACTTGAAGCAAAGACTTTAGTACAACAAGAAATAATTAATAATTTACAGCAACAATTGCAAGAACAAATTCCTAAAAAAATTACAAAAAAACCAGATGCTGGTGAATTTTAGTATATAAATAATACCAACTTAGAGACATAAATTCAATCTAATCAATCTTCCGTAAAGAGAGTATATACTAGTTCTGGCGGCGATTAAATGAATGGAAAAAGTCTCTGCTTTATAGCAGATTTTTTATTTTTTGTAAATGGCAAATCCAACAATCAAGGTAAAAAGATCAGCGGTATCTGGGAAAATTCCTACAGTAACGCAGCTGGATCTTGGTGAGTTAGCTATCAATACTTTTGATGGAAAAATATATACCGAAAGAGATCAATCTTCAGTTGGTGTTGGCACAACAGTAATTGTTATTAATCCATGGTCTGTTGGAACTGGAACAAATACTTATAACACATTTTTTACTGAAGGTAATGTAGGTGTTGGAAGCACTTTACCAACATCAAAATTTTCAGTTGTTGGTAATGCATTTATTTCTGGTGTTACTACCTCAACAGCAATAATAACTGGAAATATTAAAACTACTGGTGTTTCGACTATTAGTGGATTTACATTTCCAACTTCTGACGGAACAACTGGTCAATCTCTTGCTACAGATGGAAATGGTAATTTATATTTTACTAGTTCTACTAGCACCGTTGGATCATCTAGTAGTATTTCTGATCAATATTTTACAGCAACACAAGGTCAAACAACATTCACATCATCGCAAAATTTTACAAATAGATCTGTACAAGTTTTTGCAAATGGAATAAAATTAAGAGAAACTACAGATTTTACTTTAACTGAACCAACTACTATAACTTTAGTAGAAGGTCTTAAAGTCAATGATAGATTAAATTCTGTTGTATCATTTGGATATACTTTAGACGAAGAGTATTTTACAGCAACTCAAAATCAAACACAATTTTCTCTTAGTGGTTCATTTTCTACTTCAGAAAATATTAAAGTTTATCTAAATGGATCTAAGTTAAGAACTGGTATTGATTATTCAGCATCTTCTTCAGTACAATTAGTTTCAGGAGCTACTGCGGGAGATGAAATTGATTTAGTTTCTGATACCGCAGAGGATTATTTTACAGCAACTCAAGGTCAAACAACATTTACACCATCTAGTTCAACTATCACTTCAAGTAATCTTCAAGTATTTTTAAATGGTGTTAAATTAGAATCTGTAGATTATACAATTGTATCTCCAAAAATTATTTTAACAAATGGGGCGTCTGCTGGGGATCAAATAGATGTTGTTATTACAAGAACCTAATAAATAGAAAAAAGTAGGTATATCAATGGCAAACCCTGCTTCAAGACAGGAATTAGTAGAATACGCTAAAAGACAATTAGGATATCCTGTATTGGAGATCAATCTCGCTGATGAGCAGATTGAAGACTTGATGGATGATGCTATTCAAATGTATCAGAATAGACACATGGATGGTGTCGAACTGATGTATTTGAAACATAAAGTTACGCAACCATTTTTGGATGCAATTCAAGCAAGAGGATCTAGTAAATCTATTGGTATAACAACAACTTCAGGAACAGCTAATATTACTGGTATAGGAACAACAACATTTTCTTTTGAAGAAAATCAAAACTTTATCCAAATCCCAGATGCGGTTATTGGTATTGAGCGCGTATGGAAATTAGATAATCGCGCAATCAGCACAAATATGTTTAGTGTAAACTACCAATTATTTCTCAACGAAATTTATTGGTTTAGTTCAACTGAACTTTTAAATTACACAATGACAAAGAGATATCTAGAAGATATTGATTTTATTTTGCACCCAGATAAGCAAATTAGATTTAATAGAAGACAAAATAGATTATACTTAGATACTGATTATAGTAGTATTAAAGTTGATGACTATATTATTATTCAGTGCTATAGGGTTTTAAATCCTAATGAGTTTACAAAAGTTTATAATGATCCCTTCTTGAAAAAGTATTTTACTCTTCTTATGAAAAGACAATGGGGTCAAAACCTCATTAAGTTTAGAGGAGTAAAACTTCCAGGTGGAGTTGAATTAAATGGAAGAGAAATTTATGAAGATGCTGTAAGAGATATAGAAAAACTTGAAGAGCGTATGACATATGACTACGAACTTCCACCTTTAGATCTTATTGGATAATGTTAAATCCATTTTTTACTCAAGGCACTAAAGGTGAACAAACTCTTGTTCAAGAGTTAATAGATGAACATATCAAAATTCATGGGATAGAATTTATTTACTTACCAAGAATTTTTGTAAACACTAAAACTATAATGCGTGAAGTTTCGACTTCAAAGTTTACTAGATCTTTTCCAATTGAAGGATATATTCAAAATTATGAGGGATTTGCAGATCCTTCAAACATACTGTCAAAGTTTGGTGTTAGAACCACTGCAGAAATGCAAATTGTTATTTCGCAGAGAAGATTTGATGATGGTATTGGTCCTTTATATGAAGCAATTGTTGAATTATCAGACAATCCAAAAAGACCCTTAGAAGGAGACTTAATTTATTTTCCTTTATCAGATACTCTTTTCGAAATTAAATTTGTTGAAAATGATCAACCAG